TGTCTCGGATAGACATTAAACTTGTCCTGGTGGAGTCAATTACCCTTAATGCTATGAACATGCGATTTGTTGAAGAACTTGACAGTGGTGATCAAGTTATCACTTATTTTCAAGTTGAAGAATGTGATGGTAAACACTATTATGTTTATGATGGTGTTAATCATGGACCATTTTTAGATCGTGATGCTGCTGTTGAAGCAGCGTATGAAGATTTAATTCTTCAAGCAACTGTCTCGGAATGACATTAAACTTGCCCTGGTCGGGATACCCCCCTCTCTTTGGTAAATATGAAAACAATTTATTATAACATTTATGATTCGCTTAAATTATTAAATCAAGATGATTTGAGTGATAGTGTATGGTTTGATGACAGATTTCTAGATAGCATTAAAAATTGTTATGTAGAAGAAAATAAAAACGTTCCTTTTTATGAATGTCCTGCATGGTCTCATAAAGTAAAAAGAACTTTTACTGTTAAATCTCCAATCGATATTAAATTTAATATCGATTTTGAGTATGAACCACCTATGATTTCTAGTAATTTAGATCAAGGTATTTTTGATGCTATGATCAAACCAACTTACTCGCAACCAAGTTGGTATCTAAGAAATCCTAATAGATTAATATTACAATTATCTATTCCAATTTTATTTTGTTGGACTACTGATCGTAATATTTGGATTGAACAAAAGCCACATCCACTTACTTCTTTGAAAAATAATTTTTCTTTAGTTGGTGGGTGGTTTAACTTATCTTCCTGGGTAAGACCTTTATCTTTTGCTTTGGATATTTGTGATGTCACTAAACCATTAGTAATAAAAAAGGGTGATCCTATTTACCAAATTAGTTTTTATTCTAAAAACTTGAACGAAAACTATAAACTTATTAAATCTATTCCTAGTGAAAAGATTAAAAAACAAACACAGCGAAATATGGCTTTAAAATATTATGGTAAACATTTGACCGAACCTCATATTTTTGCTGAACAAAAATCTAAATGTCCATTTAGTTTCTTGTTCAATAACTGACCCCGTTGGTAAGGGTCTTGAAATATGCCAACTGGTGCGGATGGGGTTTATAACTCCCGCCGAGTTTCCAATTTTCTCGTAATCAAAATTGGTGGCGAGCCTGTCTATACTGGGGATTGGCAATCCCCTTATTTGCGGTTGTAGTTCAGTGGTAGAACGCTATCCTTCCAAGTTAGATGTCGCCCGTTCGAATCGGGTCAGCCGCTTGCCCCATCAGGGGCTAAATAAACGAGTAGTTAATTATTACAAAGTATGAAGATTCGTTCAATGATTGCTGCTACTGCTGTTGCCACTATGGCAGCACCTGTAACTGCAGCAGAAATTGATCTTAACGGTGTGAGTCAATACGCATCTTCTGATCAAGTTACAAGCATTAATCAATTCTCAGATGTCCGTCCTACTGACTGGGCATATCAAGCACTCAACAACCTCGTAGAGCGTTATGGTTGCGTAGCAGGTTATCCTAATGGCACCTATGGTGGTACTAAAGCAATGACCCGCTATGAGGCAGCAGCTCTTCTTAACGCTTGCCTTGACCGTGTAACTGAAGTTACCGATGAGCTTAAGCGTCTTCAAGCAGAATTTGCAAAAGAACTTGCTGTTATTCGTGGTCGTGTAGACAAACTGGAAGCTCAAGTTAGTGAACTTGAGGCAACTCAATTCTCCACCACAACCAAACTGCGTGGTGAAGCAAACTTCGTAATCGGTGGTGTTGATGATTACAAAACTAAAGATGGTGATATTACTCACACTGCATTTAATTATGATCTGCGTCTGAACCTGGATACTTCATTCACTGGTAAGGATCTTCTCCGTACCCGTTTGCGTTCATCTAATTTCAGTAGTAATCCTTTCGGTTCTAGCTCCTCTATCTTTAAACTAGATAAAGCAGACAACACTGTAAGTGAAGTTGGTAATAACGTAGTTATCGACCGTCTATTTTATCAGTTCCCTGTGTTCAATGGTAGCACTACTCTTACTGCTGGTGCTCTGGTTCGTAATACTGAAATCGCTTGGATTCCTACTGCTTACAAGTCAAACATTCTCGACTTCTTCCAAGTAGCAGGTGCTCCTGGTGTTTATAACAAGGCAACTGGTTCTGGTTTTGGTATCCAGTATGGTAAGAAAGGTCTTGTTGCTGGTGTAAACTACGTGGCACAAAATGGTTCTAACAGTGCTACTGGTGAGTTTGATGAGTCTGGTGCTCTCAATACTCTGGCACAAATCGGTTATCGTGGTGATAACTATGGTGTTGCTTTTGGTTATCGTTATGGCACAGAAGGAACCCGTGTTCGCACTTACAATGGTCTGAACGGTGCTTCTGGTACTCTGGTTCCTGGTCAAACTTCTAACGGTTATGCTATCAACGCTTACTGGCAACCCACTCAATCTGGTTGGGTTCCCTCTGTTTCTGGTGGTTATGGTTGGAATACTGTAAGTGGTACTCAAAGTGATGCTACTAACAGCCAATCCTGGTTCGCTGGTCTCACTTGGGATGATGTGTTTGTTGATGGCAACTCTGCTGGTGTTGCTATTGGTCAGGCTCCTACGGGAGAGAACCTTGAGAAGGCAACCATGCTTGAAATCTTCTACAAGTATCAAGTGTCGGACAACATCAGCGTCACTCCTGCTATCATCTATGGTAGTGACAACCAACGTCTTGCTGGCAACTCCTCTAACTGGGGCGGTGTGATTCAAACGACCTTCAAATTCTGATAACATATGGATCTACTAATGGGTATCTGGGAGAAACTTCTGTTTCTCCCTTACATCATCGGCATCATGATTGTCGGTGGTCTCGTAAAACAATACGGAGTGCTTAACGAAGTATTCGTAGCACTCCGTAAAATGTTCAAGTCAAATCGACTTGTTGTTGCCGCTACTGCTTTAGCTGGTGGTGTTCTACCCATTGAAGGGCGAGTCGTTATGTCGGCTCCCCTTCTGGACTCCATCGCTTCAGACAAATCACAATCTCGTTCCAAGTTTGGTATTGTAGATTATCTTTCTACACACCACTATTACTGGTGGTCTCCACTTGAGAAAACAGTTGTGCTTCCTATGGCAGCATTGGGTCTATCCTATACACAATTTCTGGGATACACGCTAGTTCCTCTACTGATTACTCTAGGTTTTGCTGGAGTATTCATCTTCAAATATGTGAAGGAAACTGATGTAGAGATTATCCAAGAGACTCGTTCCTTCAGTTGGAATCGTCTTCTGAAAGGTTGGGCACCTATCGTTGCTACGATGTGGTTCTTGGTTTGCTATGGCGATCCTGATATGCCTTACCTGTTCTCTGTTTGGTTTGGTGGTCTTGCTGCTTACTACTCATTCATCTGTAATGATTGGAAGTGGGGTCGTTATATCAATTGGAAGTTTGCTGGTCTTGCTGCTTTGGTTCTTACCCTTGCTGCTGTGATGGGCGAGATCAAAGAACCAGTCATGGAATACCTGAAACTGACTGCTGAGCAGGGCACTGCTGCCCTCTATACGGTCTCTGTTGTGGGGTTCCTGGCATCATTCGCCATGGGATCCTCTGGCAAGTATGCTGGCATTGTCTCGCTGCTCGCTAAAGCATTTGGTCCTGGCTACTTGACATGGTTCCTCTGTGTGGAGTATGCTGGGTACATCATCTCACCGATGCACAAGTGTTTGCTGATTGGTCAGCAATACTTTGGTACACCTATTAGGACTTACTACAAAGTTCTTGGTGCCTTGATTGCTTGCCTGGTTGGATGGGGTGCTCTTACGTTAGCATTTTAAAACAAAAAGGGGGTTGACAAGACCCCCTTTCTCCTATATACTGGTGTTGTAATTTGTAATAAACTTAATGACTGTAACAACAAATGATCGTGGTCAACAAAACATGTGGGCAAAAGAACCTACTATGTACTACCACAATTACGGACAACAAACACCTAATGAATGGAAGGAAACGTACAATGGACGCTGGGCAATGGTCGGTATTATTGCTGGGGCTATTTCTTATGCTCTCACTGGTAACTTCTTCTTCGGGATCTTCTAAATGACTGAATTAATTTTTACTGTAACTAGTATTGCATTTCTTGTGCTTCTTGCACATTCAATTAACAAACTATCTGATACATTCTAATGACTTACACTATTACTTTACAAACACCTGATGGCACTAAAAATGTTATTCAATGTGCTGAAGATCAATACATTCTTGAAGCTGCTGAAGAAGCAGGTGTAGATCTTCCTTCTTCCTGTCGTGCTGGTGCTTGCTCTGCTTGTGCAGGCAAACTTATTTCTGGCACTGTGGATAATGATGAGCAATCGTTTCTTGATGATGAACAACTTGAGGATGGTTGGGTGCTTACTTGTGTGGCATATCCTACTAGCGATTGTGTGATTCTCACTGAACAGGAAGAGAATCTGTGAGTGCTAACATGCTTGGGCAATTTAATCTTGCCCTTCAAGAATTGATTGATAGTGGTGCCTGGGATAAAAACGATGAACTTAAAGTTTGTATCGCTGGTACTTTAAAGAAAGACAAATTTATTGTTATTCAAAACACTACTAAAAGAGGAGAAACAAAATGAAATTCGGATTCACCCCTGAGGCAGAGATCCTCAACGCTCGTCTGGCAATGCTTGGTTTGGTCCTTTTGAAGCTGAAAAGGGTATCAATATTCCATTAGCAAGACCATTACAAGTTAGTGGTAATGCTGGTCTTTCTGGACAATATTTGGTAAGCACTGGAGTTGGATTGACGTGGGAAACATTTCCAGAATTATTTTCTGGTAGTTATAATGATTTAACAAATAAACCTTCGTTATTTTCTGGTAGCTATAATGATTTAACTAACAAGCCAGCAATTTTAAATATTAATTTGGGAGTTCCTGAGAATAATCAATATTTAAAATTTAATGGAACAAATTGGATTAACAGTGATTTGCCAACAATTTATCAATATGATTTATCTACTTCATTTAATGTTAATAATGGAGTAGCTAGTATTGTATTATCTGATCAGTTTTTTGAACAAACTTCTGTTTCAATTTCGGGTGATAATGGTATCACTTTAAGTACAACTGTTAATGGTGATATTGTAATAACTGCACCAACAGTATCTGAGTATGATGCTGATACTGCAAAGGATGATATTTCTAATATGTTTTTGGATGGAACTAATGTTGGTATATCTTATACTTACAATCCAATTACAAAAACAATTAATTCTACAGTATCATTAGCAGAACAATTAATTTATACTCTTTATGGATTTTCTGATACACCAAATGAAGCAAAAATTTATCTAGATAACGGCACAACAGAAAGTGGTGCGGTTAATATTGTTGGCACAAATGGTATTAATATTGCATGGGATATTGGTACTTCTACATTATCATTTTCTAAAACAGATCCTACTCCATATACACTTCCCGTTGCAACCACATCAACATTAGGAGGAGTAATTCCAGATTCTTCTGATTTTAATATTGATGGTCTTGGTAATTTAACTGTTAATTTTCCTTCAGGTGGAATTGGACTAAATGATTTATCTGTAGGGACAGAAGGAAGTCCTTCTGGAAATGGAGATTTGAGTTATGATAGTGCTACTGGACAGTTTACTTATACTCCGCCATCCTTTTCATTAGACAATTTAAATGATGTTTCTATAGTTGATGCTAATCAAAATCAAATATTAAAATTTAATGGCACAAACTGGCAGAATAGTGACATAACAATTCCTACAACTTTAGATAATTTAACTGATGTTATAATATCAGATCCATCTATAGGAGATATTATTAGTTTTAATGGATCTACTTGGTCAAATACATCTTTAAATCTTACTGGGTCTAATCTAGAAGATCTTGGTAATGTTGAGAATAGAACTAATAATAATTCTGGTCAAATATTGCTTTGGAATGGAGCTAGTTGGAATCCTACTGTAGCTAAATTAACAAATTTTGATATTAGCACTTTACCAACTAATGGTCAAACTCTCCAGTGGAATGGTACTACTAATCTATGGGATCCCGTTGGTCTTTCTGGTGGTGGTGCTACTACACTTGATGGTTTAACTGATGTAAGTGTTACTGGAGCAGCACCTGGAGATTACTTATATTATAATGGTTCTTCGTGGGTAAATAATAGTATTCCTATTATTCCAGAATATCTTTCTGATTTGTTAGATGTTTCTGATACAGCTGCTAGCAATGGATATGTGTTGACATGGAATTCCACTGCATTGGAATGGCAACCTGCTGTTTCTGGAGCATCACCTGGAGCTGGATTAACTTCTAGAACAGGAGCATCAGCAACAACAGCATCAATTGCTGACGGTGATTATGATACTCCCAATATTAATGGGTTCAAATCTTATATGTTAATGAAGATTCAGACAAATGCTGCTGCATGGGTAACATTGTATTGTGATGATGCTAGTAGAACTGCTGATCTATCAAGATTAGAAACAACAGATCCAACTCCAGGTTCTGGTGTCATTGCCGAAGTAACTACATCAGGAGCACAAACTATTCTTATGACTCCTGTTGTTACTGGATTTAATAATGATACTACTCCTGGTGCTACAATCTATGCTAAAGTAGTTAATAAGAGTGGAACTACCAGGACAATCACTGTCACATTAACTCTCCTTTCTTACTTGAATAGATCCGTTGAGTAGAACTTCAACTTTATCTACTACTGAAACTTCTTCTAATGCCATTAGGGTTATTCTCCGAACAAGACAGGTTTAGGCAGAGTTATTTATTATGATGTTGTATAAGTTACGTGACCCCAGATATGTCTAATGTCACTATTGGCAGAAGCACCACGTATTACAATAGTATCGGTAGTTTCAATATATGCTGTCATGAGCACAATTTCTCCACCACCTCTAAAATACTGAACATTAACTTGAGTGTGGAAGCTATCACCACCTGATATGGTGCTGGTAATAAATGGCAATCCAGTAATTGTAGCACCATTACTAAAACTCATGTTATTGCTATTTTGGAATATATCAAACCATACTGTTACTTGATTTCCTATTTTAATATAATCTCTAACTCTACCAGTAGTTGTTCCCTCATTTGTGAATCCAGTTAATACTGGCGTCCAAGTTCCTTCTTCATAATCATCCAACAATTCAGAAGTCATGCCAGCGGCGTTGGCATCAGCAGAAAAGTCAATACCTTTACCAGATGTTCCGAATACTAAGTTGCCAGCATGAATTTTGAAATTACTAGTTTGATCTGAAAAACTACCATAAACAGTTCCGCCCGTTTCTCCAAGATTGTAAACAAATCTCATTCCTTCTTCGCCAGCACTAAGCACTCCAGCATCGATACCGAAGTTTTTGTTGTTGGCATAATAGAAATGAATACCTGGAGTATCAGTTGTTCCATTTTGAAGAACTAGTTCTCCAGCTTGGGTGCTGTATGTTGTTGCAAATGTATTTGTTCCAAATTTAGTTGTTTGATTAAAGTTTGTTGCTCCACTTACGGTTAGAGTGGATAAAGTACCAACAGAAGTTAAACTAGAACCAGTAACACCAGCACCTAAGAACCATGATCCAGTAGTGGGACCAAGTGTAGTTGTCAATCCGTTTGCAATTTGAACGTTACCAATTCTATATGCTTTACCAGTAGCAAGGTCAAAATGTTCAGATGATGTCCAAGCATCTGTAGTATCAGACCATAGGATTGTTTTATCTGTAGTTCCTTTAAGAACAATACCACCATTATTTGCTGAAATATCTGAAGCACCTTCGGTTGTAAATGTAGCAGTACCAGATCCACTTACATTTTGAGAAAGAACTGCAGTAGTTCCAGTGATTGAAACAATATATGTTCCTACTGGCACTGTAATACCAGCAGTTAATGATGAAAGTACAACACCAGGAATCAATCCAGCTGTTGGAGAAATTCCTGTAATTGTTGAGTTATTATTTGTTGTTGTGGCAACAAAATTAGTAACGATAACGCTACCCATTTCGATGGTTTTATCATCGACTGTAAGCGTATTTGAATTTATTGTTGTCGTCGTTCCGTTTACAACAATATTTCCAGATATGGTTAAAGTGCCACCAATATTCAATGAATTTGGTACTGTAAGATTGAATGCATTGTCACCACGCAACCAAGTACCAGTTCCAGATCCAATTACTAATTGTCTATCACCAGAAACAGATGGTGGTTGGTATGTCGCATCTCCACTATTTCCATTGTCTGCTGGACCAATTAAAACATTACCAGATCCTAAACAATTATATCCAGAGAAATAACCAATACAAACATTTGAATTTCCAAATTGATTTTCTGATAGTGAACTAGATCCTACAGCAACATTTTTATCACCATCTAAATTATTAAATGCAGATCCAGAACCAATCGCTACGTTATCATCTGCAGTGCTACCACTTCTTAGTGCTTGATAACCAAGTGCAGTATTTCTTGCTCCTGAGTTTAATGTAAATGCAGAATCATAACCAAATGCAGTATTTTGTGTACCAGATGTATTTGAATTTAGTGCATTGTAACCAACTCTTGTATTGGAAGCAATTGAATTACCTCCTCTTCCAATCGCAATTGGTGCTAGACTTGATCCTCTAATAATAATATCATTATTTACAGAATCTAATGTACCATTGATAGTAATTGTATCGCCAGTAGCATTACCTAATGTTGTATTTCCATCTACGGCTAAAGAATTTCTTATCGTAGTTGTTCCAGTAGTTGCTGCAATCGTTAATATTGTAGAAGCACCAAATGCATTAACTGTAGTTGCTCCTGTATTAAATACATCAAAGGATGCTGATTGAGTCGTTACACTAGTTGTGAATCTTGGACTTGTTCCAAATACAGCAACACCAGTTCCTGTTTCGTCAGTTAAAATACCTCTCAACTGAGAAGAAGTTGTGTTTGCAAATACGGATAAGTTATTTGCTGTATAAGCTACTGTTCCTCCTCCACCAAATGCAACCGAAGATCCATCAGTACCAGTAAAAGTTAATGTATTGCTTGCAGTTAATGTTTTATTACTTGCAATTGTTAAGGTTCCAGAAACTGTTTGTGAAATAGCTAATCCATTAATTGATGTTGCTGTTGCTAGCCCTAAAGATGGATTGGTTAATGTTGGTGATGTTAATGTTTTATTTGTAAGAGTTTGAGTTTCTCCCTCAGTTACCAGACGATTTGCGACTGAACCATCATATGTTCTCCAATACTGTCCACTTTCATACCATTGAAGAGCAGAATATGTTGTTACTAAACCTAATCCATTTGTAGTTCTGTTAACTTGAACACCGCCATCAGTACCAGTTAAATTTAATCCTCTTCTCAATTCAATTTGTGCATCAGCAATTACTAGAGTCTGTGATTCAACCGTAGTTGTAGATCCAGTTACTTTCAAGTCACCATTAATAGTAATTAAAGATCCATCATCTTCCATGATAGAAGATACTAATTGACTATTAGCAGAATCCCATTTTGTAACTCTACTGCCAGTTAAATTGTCTGCGTTTTTAAATTCAAAGTTTTCTAAATTTAATACAATACCTTTACTAGCAGTTAGTGCAGCACCAGTATCAGTATTAACGGAAGAAATTGTTATGGTTTTTCCATTTTGACTGATAGTTGTAGCTCCACTTGCAACTAAAGTTACATCACCAGATTCGTATGTTCCAGAAGTGGTTCCTCTTATTTTAGTAATAGTATCTGTATAAGTGGAATCAATTGTAATTGTATTTCCGACTTGGGATATTGAAGCAGCACCTGTTGTTGTGGAAAGACCATTTGCTCCTGTTGTTGTGGTGCCAGTTGCAACTGCTATAGTAATATCACCAGATTGATACGAGCCACCTGTTGCTCTAACTCTAGTAATAGTATCTTGTGATGAAATTGTAATGTCATTTGATGATTGGGTAACTGTAGTTGCTCCGCTTGCGAGGATGCTAACATCACCTGATACAAATGTTCCTGCTCCAGTTCCTCTTAATCTAGTTACTGTATTCGTATCTACACCCGTTAGAGTAATTGTATTTCCTACCTGTGCTACAGAGACAGATCCAGATGCGGCAATAGTAACATCTCCTGATTGAAATGTTCCACCAGTTCCAGCTAATCTTGTTACTGTATTTGTATCAACATAACTTGAATTTATTGTAATTTCATCCCCAGATCGTGCTAATGTTACATTTGTTCCTGCTACTAATGTAATATCATCGTTTACTCCAGATCCAAAATTTCCACCTGAAGTTAATCTAATAATTTTTTTGCCAGCTGCACCATCTTGTGCAGAAATTGCATAAGTTGTGTTATCGTTTGGTGTAGTTACTGTTGATCCTAAATCAATATCTACTCCATTGATAGTAATAAAATCATTAACTAAGGAAGTGTTTGCAATGTTGACAAAAGTATTTGTTGTTCCAGAAAGAAAACTAGATTCAATAGTTTTATTTGTAATTGTTTGTACATCAGTTAGATATACATTTCCTGGATTGTCCCAAACTAAACCAGCACCAGTACTTTTTAAATACTGTCCAGAGATACCAACACTGCCATTGATAACAATGCCATTACCAGTTAAATCTAAATTATCTCCAGAAACAAATTCTTCTATTTTTCTGGAAGTATAATTTACTGCTAAAGGAAAACGATCTGCCATTATACCAATGCCTGGGAATTATTCTTGCGTTAAAAGTATTTATAGACAGAAGAATCTGTTATTTATCATAGAAAATCTGCTTGAATATTTCTTATTCTTAGTTCATCTAGATATTCTGTGGGTCTTTGTTCTGCAAACATTTGATCCAAATCACCGCAGGTTATATTAGTTGGTTGATTTTTGGGATATCTTTCTTTTATTTCTGCTATTCTTCTATCAATTTCTTGAATGGGTTCCATTATTCCTTGCCTCATCCAATATAATGCATCTAATTGTTCTTCTGTGGATGGATACGAATACCATCTTACTTGACCATAATCAACTTCTGTATTTCTATATACTAAAACTTTATCCAAAAATCTTTTATTTTCTTGTTCTCTTAATACACGCTGCTCTTCTTGGAATAATTTGTTCATCTCCTCAATTTTTTCTTCTTCAGAAGGAACATCTAAAAATTCTAATTCTTCTCCTTTGGAAAAATATTGAGCAAGATTTAATTTAACTTCTCTTGTATCTGCTGCTTTTTTTTGTTGTGCAATTTCTTCTTCTATTCTTTGCTTATCCCAATCTTTTTCTATTCCAATAGTAAGTTCTCTTAAAGAACCGTTTGCTAATTTGTACTCAATAATAATAATATTATCTAATATAGATTTAATTTTATATGTTGACATTTTATTGTACCTTAATGATATATGCTAGGGCATAATATGGAGGCAGATTTTTATCTGTACCATCTACACCTTGTGTAGAAACTGTTATATTATGAGTATGGGATTGTGATGTATTGCCAGTTGTCATATTATGTGTATGAGTTTGTGATGCATTTCCAGAAGTGAAATTATGTGTATGATTTGTACTTATTCCACCAGTAGTAAAATTATGTGTATGATTTGCTGATTGATTTCCAATGCTTACGTTATGGCTATGTGATCCATTGGTGTTTGTGGTAACATTGTGTGAGTGAGATCCTCCATTATATGAAGTTATACCTCCATGGTAATGTCCCACACTTATACCATCAGTTGCTCTACCAAAATCAAATCCATATGGACCTTGTACTGCCCATCCTGGACCACCTTGTTTTCCTGTAACGTTAAAATTGTATCCCCTATCTTGGTAAGTATGTGTGTGATTATTTGATTCTCCACCTGTATTGAAGTTGTGTGCGTGAATAGATCCATTTCCATTGGTACTACCACCATGACTGTGATCTCCAGTGGTATTAGTGCTACCACCATGACTATGAACATCACTCTCTGTTCCTGTAGTTCCAGAATGAGTATGCCCTACACTATTATCACCAGTTGTTCCTGAATGTGTATGTGATTGGCTTTCTGTTCCTGTAGTGCCTGTATGGGTATGTGATTGGCTTTCTGTTCCTGTAGTGCCTGTATGCTGGTGTGATACTAAAATAGCATCTTTAGAACCACCAGTAGAAGATACACTATAAAGATTTCCTGCTCCAATTATAAATCTATCTCTCAAGTCTGGAGTAGTGATTCCATTTGATACTTGACCATCACATAATGCCCATTTGGTTGGAATAGCATTGATTGATCCAGACCACATAATAATTCCGCCAATAGGAAAAGGATCCGAATCTATTGTAATTGTCTGTGAATTTTGAGATACTCTAGTTCCTCCAGAACCTAGAATAGTTATCTGTCCTTCAATATATGGACTTGCTGTTGGTGCTCTAAGTTGAGTAAGTCCAGATCCTATTGTTAATGTATCATTATTTGATCTAGTAATTGTTACATTAGATCCAGCAATTAAAAATATATCTTGAAATCCAGAACCAGATCCACCTGCAGTTAATCTGATTCTTTTTTGGGTAGCATTTACACCATCAGCAACGCTAACTGAGTAAATTGTATTATCATTTGTATCAGGAATCGTAATAGATCCACCAAGTGGAACGTTTGTTCCATTGACATTAATACTAGAATTAATTAATGAAGAATTTGCTACATTTGTTAGTGTATTTAAACTAGCATTAAATGTACAAGAACTTAATGTTTTGTTTAGTAATGTTTGGTTATCTGATAAGAATACATCTGCAGCTCTTTGCCATCTAACTTGTGTTCCAGTTGAAGTTAAGACTTGAGAGTTTGCTCCAGTACTGGTGCCATCAAAAATACCAGCAGCAGTTAAATTTAAAGAATCTCCAGTTGGGAGTTCTCCTACTAATGAGGTTGAATTATTAATTACTAGCGGATATCTATTCGCCATGACCGTTTAATAAGTTTATTGTTGATGGAATTACTTGATTTAATGATTGTCTATATATGGCTTGGTTTTCTTTGTTCACTTTTACAACTTCATTTCTAAAAGATTCTACTGCAGCTCCAGCTTGTCTTGTTTGCTGAGCAGATTCTAAAATTAAAAATGGCAACCAATGTACCGCACATCTCCAATCATCAATTTGTTCTCCTGTATTTGGATTTGTTCCTCTAATTTGAGTAAACCAACTGCATTCTAATCCTATACAATCTTTACCAATTAATGGACAAAAATTTCCTGGCTCTAATTTCATAATTAATTAATAGGTGTAGTGGGCCAATCTTTATAATTTAAATCTTTACATAATGTTTTATAATCTGTCACCTTGTTTGGTAAATCTCTTAAATCTTGGCGATATTTTTTCCAAGATTCTTTTTGAGATTCTGACAAATTATTATCTGCAAGTTGTGTCCAATCACTTTCATATAATTTAGAAGTTCTTATTTTTTTAAATAATTCTTCCCAATTTATATTTAGTTCTAATTCTTCTGCTTGTTGTTTTTGATTCTCTTTTTGCTTTTCTATCTCAGCATAATAAAGATCTATTACAAATTTATATTTTTCTATATTTGTAATTATTTTATTGGGAATTTTTTCTTTATATTCTATATGTCCTTTTTTTTCTATTTCATTCCATTGAATAGCATGTATATTACATTCCAATCCAAAGTTTATATTTTCTGATATACTTAAACATCTTCCATCAATACAGATAGTATTATCTTCTACAATTATAGCTAAATTTTTTTTCATATTAATCTTTTTTGCAAATTATACAATTAACATAATTGACATTCATATTTATTTTTGGATTGGTAAATCCATGATCATGAGCTGAGGACAGAGTTGTGTTTTCTCCAATTGCAAATGATCCATAGTTCATATAATTTGCTGATGCTCCAAAAGCATTAAACAATGGGTTTGGACCTACATCCATCCAAAGACCTCTTGCACTAGCATTTAATGTATATGGGTGGGTGTGTGCAGGTATTTCATTTGAGGATAAACTGTGTGAATTTACATCTCCGTCAAATGTTTGTCTATTTGCCACAAAAATGGATGCAAATCCATTTCCAGTAACAGATACAAAACTACCACCAGAGCCAGTAACTATTCTCATTGCTGTATCATTTAACCCAGTATCTGTTAATTTAGTCCATCCAGTTGGAGCAGAAGATTGATAAAACACTAATGTTGTTCCTGTTTGGAATTGTTGGGGAACTTCTGATAATGTTATGTAATCTGATGTATCAATACTTCCATCTGATCTTAAAAAACCATGTGGATTTATTCCTCTATCTACAGTAACTGATGCTGTAGCTCTTATTGTAGTTCCGTTTATATTTCTTGCCCAAAAATCACCATTAGAATCTCTTGCTACAATTTTATTTCCACCTCTTGCACTTTCAGTACCAACTACTGCATCCACTGCCCAGGTTCTTGCAGCAGAACCATCGTAATTATCTCCAGTTAAATATGATCCTCTAGTTAATACATTTGCTACCTTATCTGCTGTTCCAGTTAAATTTCCTGTGACATTTCCAATTAAATCTGCTGTAATTGTTCCCGCTGAAAAATTCTTATTTGCATCTCTAGCTACTATTTTATTTGCTGTATTTGATGCTGTAGCATCTACAGCTATAGTTCTTCCATCTAATCCATTATATAATGTTGCACTATTATCGTAAATAATATAAGAACCTGCGGTTAAATTTTGTAACGAGATACTAAAATTTAATGTATCATTATTTGTTCTTCCTATACTCAAATAATTTCCATTGGTGGTTAGAAATATATCTTGAAATCCAGAACCAGATCCACCAGCAGTTAATCTAATTCTTTTTTGAGTAGCATTTACTCCATCTGCAACACTAATTCCATATAAGGTATTGTCATTTGTATCGGGAATATTAATAGAACCTCCTAAAGATACATCAGTTCCATTAATATTAATTGATGAATTTAATAAATTATTATTTGATATATTAATTAGAGAATTTGATGATGCATCTAAAATACAATTAGATAAAGTTTTATTTTGTAGAGTTTGTGTGTCATTTAAAAATACATCTGCTGCTCTTATCCATTTCACATTACTATTATTGGAAGATAAAACTTGCCCATTACCACCAGTACTAGTACCATCAAATATTCCAGATGATGTTAAATTCAAAGAATCTCCAATAGACAATTCTCCTACTAAACTTGTTGAATTATTGATGACTAATGGATATCTGCTTGCCATATAAGATTTTTATATGTATTTATGAGGGGGGTTGACAAGCCTTCAAATCTGTGGTATCATAAATAAATGTTAAGGAATGCAAACATTTCTTAACATATTTTAATAAACCTTACGTTCTTTTAAAACTATGACCGCATCCATCGCTCAACAGCGTGGAAGTAACACTTGGGAACAATTCTGTGAGTGGGTAACTTCTACCGATAATCGTCTTTACGTCGGTTGGTTCGGAACTCTAATGATTCCAACCCTTCTCGCTGCTACTATTTGTTTCATTGTTGCCTTCATTGCTGCACCTCCCGTTGATATCGACGGTATCCGTGAACCAGTTGCTGGTTCACTAATGTACGGAAACAACATCATCTCTGGTGCTGTTGTTCCTTCGTCCAATGCTATTGGACTTCACTTCTATCCCATCTGGGAAGCTGCTTCGCTTGACGAGTGGCTATATAATGGTGGACCATTTCAACTGGTCGTATTCCATTTTCTAATTGGTATCTATGCCTACATGGGTCGTGAGTGGGAACTTTCCTACCGTCTGGGTATGCGTCCTTGGATCTGCGTTGCTTATAGTGCTCCTGTTGCCGCTGCTTCTGCAGTGTTCCTTGTCTATCCTTTCGGTCAAGGTTCCTTCAGTGATGCAATGCCTCTCGGA